ACGGTGATGAGACTGCTATCTCTCGCTATCTTGCTAATCAAACACGATCTGCTATCCCTATGTCCGGTGCTCTTGGTGTTGTCAACAATGCCATAACTAGTTCCCAAAAGGATATCTACAATGACCTTGTAGGTTATGTTAAAAACAGACTGCCTGGCTTCTCCAGTCAGCTACCTGAACAGATTGATATCTACACCGGTAAGCCCCTTAATGACATCGATAACCCAGTCCTACGTGCTCTTAATGCTGTTAACCCAGTTAAGATTAGCGAAGGTACAGAGCCTTGGCGTCAGTGGTTGATTGATAGTGGCTGGGATGGTATCCAAATGATTCGTAAGGACTCCTCTGGTAACCACGAATATACCCCACAGGAACGTGAAGTACTGTATAAGTACATCGGTGAACAACAACTGTGGAAGGAATTCGATAAGCTTAGTAAGAACAAGAAGTATAACGATCAGCTAGATCGTATTCGTGCTATGCGTGTTCAAGGTCGTCCATCTGAAGAGATCCAAGCAGCTCAAAGTGAAGTTTATTCAGTGATGAATGATATCATGTCTCAAGCCCAAAAGGCTGCTGAGATGCGTATGCAGCAAGAGAATGAACCGATGTGGCGTTCCATTCAAGAATCCCTGACCAATAAGAACCTTATGAAACAGGGTCGTATTGATGATGCTGCCAGGGCTGCTGATCGTCGTAAAGCAGAGATTGAGCGACTAACCCAAATGTACCGATAACTTTAAATGGCAACTACACAAAATACATTCACTGGTAATGGGTCTAACTTAGGACCCTTTTCTTTTACCTTTAAATGGCTTGAATCTACTGATATTAAGGTAAGTGTTGGTGGTGTACTGAAAACAGCTGGTACTCACTACAACCTACAGAGCCTTAACTATACGACAAAGACCGGTGGTCAGGTCCTGTTCACTGCAGGTAATGCTCCTGCTAATGGAGCCTCTATTCGTATCTTTCGAGATACCGATGATGATGCTTTGTCTGCTGTCTTCTCTTCTGGTTCCGCTATTAGAGCAAAGGACCTGAACGATAACTTCACTCAGAACCTTTATGTAACCCAAGAGATCAACAATAACGCTGTCAGCATTGATGGTTCTAACCCTATGGTTGGTAACCTCAATATGAATGGCTACCAAATTGATAACCTAGGTGAACCTACTTCCAATAGTGATGCTGCCACTAAAAAATATATTGATGACCGTTACGGTAATCTAAGTATTCCTGGCTTTACCCGTTGGAGTAAGACTGCTGTTGGTGGTGAGACGACATTGTCTGGTGTTGGTACGACTGGCGGTACACTTGGTTATAGCCCTAACCGTGAGCAGGTATATCTTAATGGTGCTCAACTGCAACGTGATGCGGACTACACTGCTAATAACGGAACTAGCATTGTCCTCAATGTAGCACTTATCGCTGGTGATGTTCTTGAAGTCATCTGCGTCAACAACCTCAATACTGGTACAACTGCTCAGGCACAGGATGTTTACTGGAATCAAAGTGGTTCTGGTGCTGTTACTAGAACTGTTGATAGTAAGTTGAAGGATGTTGTCTCTGTTAAGGATTTTGGTGCTGTAGGGGATGGCGTTGCTGATGACACCTTGGCCATTAACCGAGCGACCAAGTACGTTGCCAACCTAGGCGGTGGTACTGTTTATTATCCCCCTGGTATTTATAGAATTACTAGAGCTATTCGCCTCGATGATTACAACATTGAAACGTTTACGTATTCTGGAAATGTTCGGCGCAATGTAACCCACATGGGTGCCGGACGGGATTCAACTACCATCAAAGCTAGTGGCTTTTGGACAAGCATTTTCACCAGCTTTCCAGAGCCATTCTTGGCCAGCAATGCCGCGCAACCGGTTTTGAAGGGGGCAGATGCGCCGGGCGCTGTTCCCGCTGATGAGTTTACATTCTTGGCAGAGAATATTGTTATTGAGGGATTGACTCTTGATGGCGATTACAACGTCAATGTGGATGGCGGAACTGCCTATGGTGCCAACTACGGGTCGTGGGGTGGTACTTGGCCCAATGGATCGACTGCAGCCTCTACCTGGGCTGCTGACAATTATCAGTATCCTGTTTATGCCTATAACGTCCGTGGCTTGATAATCAAAGACTGTCGAGTTAAAAATAGTTGGTACAACGGGGTGTCGATTTACCGCTGCCACGATGTTCAGATTATCAATAACATTCTTCAGAACTGTGGCGACAAAGCAAACTACCTCGGTTACTACGCTGGTGCTGAAATTGACAACGCCTCATATAGATGTCAAGTAATTGGAAACATCATTAAGAATGTAGGCAACGGCATTGTTTCCAATGGAGACAACCTAGCATATGTTTGGCGAGCCGTTCAAGAAGTTATCATTTCAGATAATATCTTTGATACAACCTATCAAAGTGGTATTTTTGCTTTTGATTGGATTGCTGATTGGCAAATTACCAACAACGAATTTATTGCAATCGGCACTAGTCCAATCGAGTTGGCAGTAATTTCAGCTGCCGTGTCTGGACGCCAAGCTCAATACTGTAAGATTTCAAAAAACCTAATACGCAGCTATAACACCAGAAATTTAGCTGGTAATGTTGGCATTCGTGCTCTTGGTAGCGGACACACTGTCACTGATAACTCTATCTTTCTAGAAAGTTCTGCCGTTACTGCTAATACTTGGGGAATTGTTGTTCAAGATCCAAGTACTGCAATTCCAACTGGATCCAGCAAGGGCTGCTTAATCGCCAACAACTACTTAAGTGGTAGATTCCCTGGAACGGATGAAAATTCTGGTGGTGGTATTGTTATGGGAGCTACCAACAGTCAAGCAGTTGGTAACACAATTATCTCAACCGCAAACGTTGCTTGGACTGCCATTCGAGTTGGAGCGGATGATGTCAAAGTTGCATCAAATGACATTCGTGGTTCGTGGCTATTTACATCAGGTAAGCGGGCCATCGTTTATGGTAGTGGACTAAGGCCATATGTAAAAGATGCCAAGTATGAACCACTTTTGGATATTCGTACTGGTGTGAGCAGGGCTTCTTTGACGGGTTGGAATGTTGTTGATTTCACTAATTACACTCCAACCACATACGATAACCGTAGTAATTTTAACACTGGAACAAATGCTTTTGTTGCTGACATACCTGGACTATATGAATTTACAGCACAAATAAACTTTAATTCAGTTGGTACGCCTGCTAGCCCTGTTTCTGTAGTTGGTATTTTTGAACGAAATAATGCTACAAGTTTTGGGAAAGCGTGGGCCAAATCTCCTGAGCTTTGTACACTTTCTTTTTCAACTTTAATCGAATTAAATGTTAACGATTCAGTTACATTAAAAACATTTGGAGCAAGTTCTTACGCGGTTGACGTTGATACCCACGTCAACGTTAAATTTATCCAACAACGAACCTAATTATGGCCCTCACTAAAACCCTTACTCTTGTTAATAACTTTCAAGAGTTTTCAATCTTTGAAGATTCCTATTTAAAGGTAACTTCTTTCAGTGGTTCAAAGGAGATTGTCTCATTTGACCTGAGCGCATTTAAGGTGAAGGACGGAATCTTACTTCAAAAACAAGAGTACGTCTTTGCTATTGATCTTGAAGGCTCTAACCCAATTAAACAAGCATACGAATACCTAAAAACCCTCCCTGAGTTCTCCGACGCGGTTGACTGCTGATGACAAAAACACGTGACTTAGCCGACCTGGGTGGAGGTTTCATCCAGGCTGGTACCGGTGCTGTGCAGCGCACCGTTGAATCAAAGCTGCAAGATGTGGTGAGTGTTAAAGATTTTGGTGCAGTTGGAGATGGGGTGGCTGATGATACTGCATCTATTCAGGCAGCAATTAACGCAGCTGGTGGGCAAACAGTATTACTTCCTACTGGTACGTATAAAATTACATCGACACTTACCTTTACGCCAACGGCAGCGACGTTTGAAAAGCCAATTCGCTTGGTTGGTGATGGGATGCTCTCTAGCGTCATCGACACCCGTGTTGTAAACGGTCCTGCTATTTCCATAACCGCTAGCTCAACCTATAGATTTTCCACTGGCGGAATCCTGAAGGATTTTTCAATTATTACAAATGGTTCTCCGGTAAATGCAGATGGCATACGACTGTACTCTGTATATCATTTAGATATTGAAAAAGTTCGAATCAACGGTTTATCAGGTAAAGGTATCCACATTCGCAGTTCCGGATCTGGTGATACTGATACAACCGCATATTTACGGATTACCCAATGTAGACTTACTTCTAATAGTTATGGAATCTATGTTAAATCAGACCTATCTGGAGGTGTGCCTTTAGCTTATGCAGATATTGAGCACTGCGCGTGTGACTCGAACACTAGTGCTGGTATCGCTATGTGGTCGGTAGATCAAGTTAACATTAGGTATAACACAATCACTACTAACGGATCTACTGGTTCCTTTGGTGGGGTGTATGTTGATGGGTTTGGGTCATCATCTAGAGATATCTGCATTCATTCCAATGAAATTGGCAATAATAATAAACCATACCAAATTAAATTAGTCTCTACTATCAACAGTTCATCAACAATGAACCGATTTGTTACACTTAATGGTGAAACAAACACACTTGATAATATACTCCTTGATACGGTAAATGGCTTTATTAGTACTCAAGACTTCCACGTGACTGGGAATGCCATTACATCTTTGAATGCTTATAGAAGTTTGAATACCAATAGCTCATTAACTATTATCGACCCTTACTGGTCTGGTCATGGAGCTGTTGGTGGTCAGGTTAAGTACAGTTTATCAGCTAGTACGTCACAAACCACTATTCGAGAACTTGGCACGTCTCGTGGTCAAGCCCTTGTCTATAAATCCGCAACTGTTTCGGCCAGCTCATACACTCCTGATTGTCTTGAAGCTGGAGTTCATCGAATAATTTACACTGGTGCAAGTTCAACATTTACAATCAACGCTCCGCTTAATGCAGAAAGTGGAAGACAACTGATACTCAGGATATTCAATGCCGTTGGAGCTGGATGGACAACGCTTGCATTTAATGCTGCATTTTCAGTCAATAATCCTGGAGTACCTAATACAAGCACATCCAGCACTGCCTCTTTCTACTACGATCCAAACTCAGCGCAATGGATTCAAGTTGGAGCCTGGGCAACCAATCTGCCGTAATTTAATTATTCACCTTGATAACAGCAATGGCTCTTCAATCTTCTATTACCGAAACACGTCAACATTTTACAGGACAACTTGTTTGCAATTCTGCTTATTGGCGTATTGATCAAATTATTTGGAACAAGCAAGGTTTGACTTTCGTTGTAAACGCATACGCCACCAACCAAGGTCCCATGCTTTACAGTGATAAGTTTTCGTTTGCACCGGAACTTGACGGTGACAATTTTATCAAACAAGCCTACCAATTCCTCAAGACCCTCCCCGAATTCTCTGACGCGGCTGACTGCTGATTATGATCACCATCCTAGGTATCAAAGTGTCTTACGAAACACTTGCCTTCTTCATCCTATTCATCGCTTCTGAGTACCTTGGTATGACTAAGAAGCGTCGCTCTAATAGTGTTACCCAAGCCATCTCTATGGCTGCTGCTTACTTTAGTAAGACTCGTACTGAAGATGACACAGTACGGCGTATCCGTAGAACCTTTAGAGGGAAGTAATTATCATGGTATTGCTGCAAGTTAAGCAGTACTACCCCCAGACAGATAGTGCAACAGGTCATGGAGATCGGATGTGCTTTAGCTCTACATGTGCTATGGCCGTTAAGTATCTCCTACCTGATGCGCTAAAGGGTAGTAATGCAGATGATGATTACTTGAGAACAGTTCTCAAATACGGTGACACTACTCTCTCCACTAGTCAAATTAAAGCCTGTCAGCAATATGGTGTATTTGCTACCTTCTACCAGAAAGGCACAAGACAGGATCTACTTAACGAACTCAAGGCTGGTTACCCAGTAGCTACAGGTATCCTCCATAAAGGACATGCTTCCAATCCTGTTGGTGGTGGTCACTGGATGCTTCTCATCGGTGATGATGGGGAACACGGTATCTTCCATGATCCATACGGTGAGATGGATAACGTTAACGGCGGTTACGTTACCATTGGTTCAGGTGGTAAAGATGTTAGCTATTCCTGGACTAATTGGCTAAAGCGTTGGGAAGTAGAAGGTAAAGGTACTGGTTGGTATATGACCTTCCGCCCTTTGTCAACGCCTGTTCCTAAGGCTGCCGAGATGCAACCTATCGCTCTTGTGGATAACACCTGGAAGGGAGTTATGGCTGCCGCTAAGGTAGCAGGTGCTAAGTTCCCACAAGTAGTAGCTGCTCAGTGGGCACTTGAAAGTGGCTATGGTAAACACACCTCTGGCACTCATAACTACTTTGGTCTTAAGGGTTCTGGTACTGACCATGAGACTAAGGAATTCATTGATGGTAAGTGGATCACCATTACTGCTGGTTTCCTTAACTTCCCTGACCTACAGTCTTGTGTGTCGTACTTGGTGCAACGCTGGTACAAGGACTACAAAGCATATAAAGGAGTTAACCGTGCCTCTACACCTGAAGAATGTGCTCAACTGTTGGTAAAGGAGGGATATGCAACTGATCCACTATATGCCACCAAGTTAAAACGTCTACTTAAGGAAAATGGTTGAAGCAATTATCACAGGAGTTGCATCCCTTGTTATTGGCGTTGGTGGTGGTGTAGCTTCCATTAACAGTAGAACTAACTCACGTATGGATCGTATTGACAGACGTATTGATGAGATTGAATTACGTCTTGCTGAGAAGTACGTACCACGACAAGAGTTAGCTAACGCCTTACAAAAGATGGAGGATCACATGATCCGCATCGAAAATAAACTAGATCAAATCGTACTACGTAATGGCTAACAAGAAAGCAACGGAGGACATGTTTAATGAACTCCATAACATTGTCACCAAAGAGCTTCTGGACCGAATCAAGAGCGGTGAAGCCTCTACTGCTGACCTTAAAGCGGCTTGTGATTGGTTGACTAAAAACGACATCAGCGGTGTTGCATATGACGGTAACCCCCTTGATAAACTAGCCACCATTATGCCTAAGGTAGACCCTGAACTTATCCAAAAGAGGTTGTATGGCAAGTCGCACGTCTAGTTACTACAAGAACAACCCTAAGGCTAAGGCTAAGCGCCTAAAGCAGCAAGCCGAATACAATCGGACAAAGGAGGGTCTTAAGATCCGTACTAACGCTAATAAACTGAACCGTAAGCTTGGCACTTATGGTAATGGTGATGGTATGGATGCTTCCCATACAGGTCCCAACAAAGGCAAACTAGAGTCCCCTAAAGCTAACCGTACACGCCCACGTAAGGGTAAGAAGTATGGCTAATCCATTCCCAATCTAATAATGTGACACCGCTATTTCCTAGTCCTGATCACTACCTCCACAACCTAATAACGATGACAAGCTCTGAAGCAAAAAGGCTACACCGTCGTGCAATTAAGGAATACTTTAATTGTCAATGCGTATACTGCGGAGAAACTTATGAACTACATGAACTTACACTTGACCACGTTCGCCCTAAGTGTTTTGGTGGCGAAGACCTTACTTCAAATTTGGTACCCAGCTGTAGGAAATGCAATCAGGCTAAAGGAAGTAGCAATTGGCTACAATGGATGAGGGACACATTTGGCCCTACTAATAGGGAAACACTTATTCTATCACACATTCGTTAATCATGGACAAAAGAGAATCACTTAAAGAGATGCGTCAAAAGATCGCGGACATGATCACTGCATCTAAGCGTCGTCAAAAAGGTAAGGATGTAACTTCTGAAGACATCAGTAAGCGCAGGGAAAGGCGTGAATCTGGTATGGGTAAACCCGGTACTATTGGTCAAGGTGGCAAAACTCCTGGTGATAGGGCTCAAAGTGAATCAGGTTATATGCCCGATAAAGGTAAGGACGACAAACCTAAGGAAAAGGCTAAGCCCCGTCAACGTCGTGGTGCAGGTCGTGAGGACATGATGAGTAATCAGCGTCAACGCGAGATCATGGAACGTGAGGAGCGTAAGCGTAAAAATGACATGGACAAAGGCGGGTCCAATGTAGTTGGGAGCTAAATAATCCCAATGGATAAGGAGTTATTTCAGCTACTGGCTGAAACTGCAGTTAAACTGCAAAGCGAAAGCGAGCCTCTTATTAAATCTAAACAACTATCTAAATCACCTACTGTTAGAGCTTATGCTAACGTCGTAAATCAAGGTGATGATTTATTTGCTGATATTTTATATAAATACTTAAATGGTGATATAGAAGTTGACGAAACTGTTCGTAAACTCAATAGTCGTGAAGGTACCCTTATTAAAGCTGGTAACTACTATCAGCGGTTAGAAGGTCACCATCCTATCTATCAAAAACTACTAGCAAATAGACTGTTCAAAGCTGATCCCAAGAAAGCACTTGAAGTAATTAAAATTATTAGAGATCAGTTGCCTGATACTATGAGTCCTGGCACTGATCCTGATAAACTAATTTATACCACCAGGGATTTGCATGGAATTATTGGACACGGTGGTAACTTTAAGTCCAATACCATGGGTGAGATAAATACTGAAGTCACTCCAAAAGAAATTGTTGATCAACTGTATCCAGATCTTGTAGATGCTGTTTATAGAGCAGGTTATCTAGAAACTAATCCAGCTCAACAACTGTTGGTTAAAAAAGCTGGTGAAGCTTTAGGTGTAACTGATCCAGATAAACAATCTCTAAAAGTTAGGCAATCACTAGCTAAACAATCTAAAGCGTTTCCGATTCTTCCAACACAACTAGAAGGTGTACCGGAAGCTACTGCTAGGGTTGTCCCGCCTGACCCTGGTAATGTTGGTAGACTTGGTATCACACAACTATCTGATGTGTATGAATTGGGCAAGACAAGAGGTGGTCTAAACATCGGTGGGTATTTACCAATCCCAATCCCAACAAAATCACAACTAAGGCAAAATGCTTTAGGTATGGGGCTAGGTGCTGCTACTGAAGCCATCACCCCTGAATCTGCTTATGCTGCTGGTAAAGGTGATTGGAGAACTGCTGCCACAAAGGCTGCTCAATCTATTGGAACAGGAGCCATTGTAGGTGGTGCTACTCAAGCTGCTCTTACTAACTTAATGCCTAGAGCTGCTGCAGCACTGGCTAGTGGCCCAGCTATGCCTTATGTTGCTGGTGTTGGTGCTGCATTAGCTTTGCAAGATGCAGCTCAAGCTTATAGAGCTGGGCAAAGTGGTCGTTCTATTCCTCTTCAACAGAAGATTGAACAAACAGAGCAAGGGAAACGTCGTCAACAAGATGTAGCGCAATTCCGTGCTGCAATGCCAGGAGTTGCTAGTAAAAATCGTATGCAAGCAGACTTGTCTGGTAGATTGTCGCCACAGCAGATTGAATCATTTAGAGCTGGTGGTGGTAATGCAGCTATGATGCGGGACGGACTATCGGTACAGCAAGTGATTGAACGTGGTTCGTCATTGCGTCTTAAAAAGATTGTCAACAGTACTATCCGCGATCAAGTCTAACCCCTCACCATCGGTACCTAGAAGCCTCTACAAGGGGCCTCTAGGTGCTTTCCTATACATCCTATCACATGGACACTTTAACCGCCCTTAAAAGCGATTTTAAGCTCTTTCTTCAAGCTCTATGGCAACAGCTAGACCTACCATCCCCTACACGTGCTCAATACGCCATTGCTGATTACCTACAACACGGTCCTAAACGACTACAGATCCAAGCCTTCCGAGGAGTCGGTAAGAGCTGGATTACTGGAGCGTTTGTGTTGTGGACACTCTTTAATGACCCTGAGAAGAAGATCATGATCATCTCAGCTTCTAAGGAGCGTGCTGACAACATGTCGATCTTCCTACAGAAGCTAATTATTGAGACACCATGGTTGGTACATCTTAGACCAAAGAGTGATGACTCACGCTGGTCTAGGATTAGCTTTGATGTTAACTGCTCACCTCACCAAGCACCATCCGTTAAGTCAGTTGGTATTACTGGCCAGTTAACCGGATCACGAGCTGACCTGATGATTCTGGATGACATTGAGGTTCCTGGTAACAGTATGACTGAGATGATGCGTGAGAAGCTATTGCAACTCTGTACTGAGGCTGAATCTATCCTTACACCAAAGAAAGATAGTCGTATCATGTACCTTGGTACACCCCAGACTACCTTTACCATCTACCGTAAGCTAGCTGAACGTAACTATCGACCCTTTGTATGGCCAGCACGTTACCCCCGTTCACTTAGTAACTATGAAGGACTACTTGCACCTCAACTACAAGAGGATATAGACACAGGTGCTGAAGCTTGGGAAGTAACAGACCCCGATCGCTTTTCATCTGATGACCTAGTAGAGCGTGAAGCTGCTATGGGTCGTAGTAACTTCATGCTTCAATTCATGCTAGATACGACTCTTAGTGATGCAGAAAAGTTCCCACTTAAGTTCTCAGATCTTATCATTACCTCTGTTAACCCGACTCAAGCGCCGGATGCTGTTGTGTGGTGCAGTGACCCTC